CAATAAGACGTTCAGCGGCATAAGAGAAACCCCCTATACCGCTAAATGTATCTAAAATTGTTAGCTTTTTCATTCCATTAAAATGGGTTACTCCATGAATCGTATTGTTTATGAGTAATGAGATTGTCTTTGCAAAGTGCATCTGTGTAATCATTCCACTCAGTTCTTTTTGCAATATCGTCTCCCCTTCTATAACCAAGTTGAATAGCTTTTACTTTGTAGATAAATCTAAAAAGTTGTATTGCTTCAACCTTGGTCATTTTTTTCTTTGAATCAGGGTCATACATTTTTTGTACCTCCATTATCCAATTTTTTAATTTCTAGAAAAACATTTTTATGTTTTTTATTTCTTTTTCTTTTTCTGGTCATTTGTACACCAGAATCAAATTGTCTTTTGTCTGTTGGAATTGGATTGTATTCAAGCATCAAATGTACCTCCTTGTGAAATGAATTGGTTTTCTAGTTTTGTTAATAAAGCCTCTTCACGTTTAATTCTTTTTTTCAAAGAATCTCTAAAAGAAACATGAGAGTCAACAATGTGTCTGGGGTCTTTTCTTCTTCTAGAGTGCCTAACACAATCTTTTATGTCTTCTAAAGTTGCTCTAGTACCGTTTAAATCAACTCTAGTGACGAAACATAAATGTTCTAATTCAGTATTAGTAAAATCCATTATTAGTCCTTGTAGTGAAAGTGGCCGTAATTTTCCTCGATATAAACTGTTGTCCAAGCACCGACCATATCGTCAAAGAAACCTAGCTTTTCTTGAATCTTTCTAGCTTCAGACCAAGTTTTTGGTTTTTTTAGAGCTAACTTTTCCCATAAAAGAAATTTTCTTTGTAGCTCAATTTTTTCTTTAATCTCATCTTTCCAACCTTCCTCAACCATCATCTGAAGCGCTTCTAATTCATACTTTCTCCAAAAGTTTTTTTGGGTGTTGAGTATGTAGTGATGCAACAACAAATAATGATCTGTGTTAGTCCAATCAACTCTTTCACAACCGCCAACACCCTCTTGGTCTACAGCAGCTAAACAAGTGTTACCTTGTCTAAGTTCACAGTTGTATGAAATCCAGCCGTTTCTTGAAAGTCTTGTATAAACTCTTGAAACTGTGACTCGGCCAGTTTTTGTCTTTGTTGCAGTGGTCATTTTATTTAGCTCCTAGTTTAGTAACGCCAACGATTGCAACATCAAGGTCAAGAACCTTAACACCGTGATCGCCTTCTAAATCCATGGCTAAATCTTGAGCCAAATAATCACTACCGTTAATTTCAATAGAGGTAATGTTCCAGCCGAACATATCGTCTAAAGCCTTTGCACCTTTTTCAGTTACAGCGGCAAAACGTATTTTGTCGTTTTCTTTTTGATACTTTCTAGTAATATCAAAAGTTTGTGTTTGTGTGATTTTCATTGAAACCTCGCGAATGTGACCCGCCTCCGGGTATGAATCAATTATGAACTAATATCAGGAATAACGCAACCCTGAACATCTGTAACATTGAGATTTATTATAATATTCTAACTTTATCTTATAGATGTTTACAAATGGCTAAGAATGATTCATAATAGAGGTATGGGAGAGATTCCCTTTACCACTCGCCCTTTTCCCGGTCATGAAAATTACTTTCGACTTTAACGAAGAACAGCTAGAAAACCTTGAGGACATACTCTTTGAGGCAAAACAAAATCTACCTGACGATGAAGAAGAGTTTCAAGAAGCTCACGAAGATAGCTACGCCGGTACTATCCGCGAGGCACTTCTTCAGATCGCTGCACAAAAAACAACTGGGGCGGTTTAAAGATGTCTAAGAATGTTACCGAGTTGAGATTTGAAAATGGCTTTATCTTGAAGTCATACGACACTTTCGTTGCTGTAAAAAGAAATGACGGCAACCACCAAGTTACTGGTAAGTGGCATAGCAAAACTACTTCTCGCCATATTAATGAATTTTTTGGCGGTAAAAAAGAAACTGAAAAAGCTGCGATAGTTCCACAATCATTACTAGACCAGTTTGGCAAATTTATTGAGGCTCACAAAAATGGCTAAAACAGAAGAACAAACACTTTGGGAAAAGAAAGAGGCTTTTATTATGGCTGATGCCGAATACAAGCAGCTTTGCGAAAAAGTGAAATCATTACACAAAAAGCTCTGGGATACAAGGCAAGCTGGGCGTATGGCTTTGCAGAACATCAACAGATTTCTTTTAGCTGAAGAACTAGCTTCCAAACACTCTTACAAGTTTGAAGATTCCTCAGAAGAGGTAAACGGCATACTTGATGAATTCACAATGGAGTGTGGCGAGTGCTGGTTTCACAAATACGATAGCACCTCTGACTTTCTACTTAATCAGGCTCTTGAGTACACACAAATACCCGCCAGTATTTTCAAAGAGATCAGAAAAACTGAACAAGACATTAAGATTGCCACCCAGTACAAAGACGATTTAAGAAACCGTTTGTATGAATCATTTGATCTTGCATTAAAAGAATCTAATCAAAACCACAAAAAGGAGGAAAACAAGTGAGAAATTTATTTCTGATGATTGCTATGTCTGGTTTGTTTTATACAACCCTTTCTGGCACTTTATACGACATGACAGTTGCAGATTGCAACGCTGGTATTACCGCAGCTTGTGAGGAAATCGCCAGATGAAACTTACACCAAGTGATGATAAAAAAGAACAGCTTTTTCAAGGCTTTTATATTTTGTTTCAATGTCCAACAGTAAAACATCAATTAGAAGTTAGTCAGTTGATTAGCATGATTATGTTGGATTCTGAGATTACTGAAAAAGATGTACACCAAGCGTGCGCAAGAGCTATCGAAGCTCATGAAAATGAAAAACAGTTGGAGGCAACTTTCAATGGCTGACAAAACAATGGACGTTAAGGTAGGCGATCTTATCGGTAGAACTTGTATTAGAGATTGTGACCAAGAACACTTTGTATTTTGCGGAATGATGCCGCTTAAAGGCGAAAAAATACCACGGATAATTCTTATGAGAAAGCTACCGGGGGAACTTTCCCCAGCAATTTTTGTTGATTGGAACAGCTTCGGGGAAAACTATATTATTTCCACCGAGATACCAAAGGTAAAAGTTGCCTACAAAACAGCGAGAAGAAATGTATAACTCATTTTGTCTTTCGCTACTGGTCATTGCAGCTTATTTAAATTTGTACTTGACCATAAAAAAAACCCGCAGAGGCCACCCCTGACCTTTGCGAGTTCTAACTCCAAGCCGCACCACAACGGCACTTCTATTCTAACCATGAATACAAACGAACAGTTAAAAACATTAGAAACAGCCATATTGCATGGCGGTGGTTTCTATAGCAAACTTGCTCACGCTGCACTTTCAGCAGACCCAGACAATCGTGCTTTGATTTTCAAAACTTGGCCACAACTAGAAACTGTTTATGGTCCTTTAGGGCCGTTTCAACATAGCACCCCAGACTTGAGGTTAATTAAATGATTATCCACGAAGTAAAACCAGTTTCAGTTGATTTTGCTAGTTATCAGGCAGACCCAGCTTATAGCGCAACTGACTTGAAAAAATTGCTATCACAATGTCCAAAGGCTTTATGGCATAGCAAACACAATGAACTTGCACCGCTAAAGCTACCAACACAAGCAATGAAACTGGGTAGCATGATTCACAAAAAAGTATTAGAGCCAGACGACTTTGACAAAGAGTACGTTGTACTTGAGGAAAAGCGCACTAAAGAGGGCAAAAAACTTGCCCTTGAGTATGAGCAAAAAGGCTTGACTACTTACACCCCGGCGGACGCAAAACTTATTGACGATATGGCTTTAGCAATCTGCCAACACCCCCAAGCAAATGCTCTTTTATCACAAGAAACAGGTCAATTTGAACAATCTTTCTGGTGGGCGCATAGTTCAACTGGCCTTGATTGCAAATGTCGTTGCGACAAAATCCACAACGATACAATAGTTGATCTTAAAACTTGTGGTGAGGGCGGCGCATCGCCAAAGGTTTTTACATCTTCAATTTTGAAGTTTATGTATCATGTCCAAGCCGCGCATTATTTACAAGGTACTGGGGCTGACCGCTTCATCTTTGTAGCAATAGAAAAAGTATTCCCTTACAACATAGGGGTCTACGAATTAAATAACGATTTTATCGACTTAGGTTATGAACTCCAAGAACAGGCGCTTCTTAAAATATCTGAAGCAACTACAACTGGACTCTGGTCAGGTTACACAGACACAGACGGAATCCAAACCCTTTGCCCACCCCACTGGCTCCTCAACAATGACTAAAGAACAATTCAAGGTCATGCAGATGACCCCAGAAAAGGCCAAACAAATACTTGTGGCCAAAAATAGAAACAACCGAGGTATCAAAGCATCAAACCTTAGACGGTTGACTACAGCCATTGAAAACGGCGAGTGGAGATTAACTAATCAAGGAATTGCTTTTGATGAGCAGGGCAATCTTATAGACGGTCAGCATAGATTAGCAGCCATTTTGCAGACAGGTAAAACAGTTCCTATTCTGGTTGGAACCAATATGGACCCCAGAATATTTGATTGTGTAGATACCGGGACTGCTAGGACGGCTGGGGACGGCATAGATATTGCCGGAAGTAGCCACGGAAAAACTATTGCTGCTGCTATCAAGTGTTATTACTTGTACAACAACTGGCCAAAACGTGCATGGTCTAGCACCGTTGCTCCAACTTCAGCCCAGATATTAAAAATATACGAATCAAAAAAAGACACAATGGAGGCGGTTTATTCCGTTATTGCCAAAAAACATAAAAACTACAAATGTTTTCCTAAAAGTATTGGCTTGTGTTTTACATTGATTTGTTTAGATGCTGGTTGGTCAGACATACAAATGTATGAGTTTTGGGACGCTGTAACGCTAGGTGCAAATTTACAGGCAGACAGCGCGGTACTTTCTTTTAGAAACCAGTTAAGCAATGTGGAATATCGCAAACGCGGTTGGTTTTCACAAAGATTTATTCTCAACGCTTTCATTGTATGTTTTAACAAGCACGTTCAAAACATTCCTACCATCAGGTTTATAGCGCCAAGACCTGATACAAATATGTACAAAGTAGAAAAACCAGCGCAAAAAGAAACATCAATTTTGGAGGTTATCAAAGCATCGTGAAAAAACCAAACTTAAAAGGCGTTATACAGCCCGAGGACGTCTACAAAAAAGGAAAATACAGTTATGTCTCATGGGCTAGGACTTCTGAATATCTCAATGAACTCGCACCGGGGTGGGACTTTCATCTTGAATTACCACCAACTGTTGAATCAACTGGGGTTGTTTGGCCAGCCCCAAACGGCTCAGGTTATCTTATGGGATATTTCACAGACCCAGATGGTAAGAAAGGTGCTGTCTATCCGTATTCAATTATGGATAACAGAAATGAGCCAATACCACTTGCAAAAATTTCAGCAAGGGACGTAACAGACTCACACCGCCGCGGTTTTTGTTTTTGTGCAGCCAAAGAATTTAATCTTGGCTCAGAACTTTGGACAGGTAATGAAATTATCAAGGCTAAAGATTCAGCACCTACAAAACGTGGTGGCGCAGAACCTAAACAAAACATAGCCGTACTTGCGCGTGATGCTATTGTCAAATCAACCTCTGACCAACAACTAGATCAACACTTTAATACGCTCGCATCAAGGCTAAGTGAGGGGAAAATCAGTCAAGATCAATATAATAAACTTATAGACCTTATCAAAGCTAGGAGGAAAGCATTAACAGCATGAACACCACCGAGACTCAATTTCTAACCACCGAGCAAGTAGCGGAAAGATATGGGCTAAGTCCCGCCACTATCAAAGATTGGAGGGCAAAAAAATTTGGTCCACCCTACTACACACTTGAAAGGTATGCGGTATCGTGGGGTTCCCCTCGCGTACGCTATGACCTTCACAAACTTCTCGCATGGGAAGAAGCAAACAACATCACCCCAATTCAAAGTTTTTAAAAATTATGTCTAACTCCGCTTTCAACTTTCGTTTCCGCGTAGTCGGTAACAACAGCGCCAATCCAAACGCGCCAGAAAAAAACCTTATTATTGATTGTCCAGTAGAAGAGGCAAAAAAATGTGCTATGTGGCTTATGCAACAAGTCGATAAGGTAGACGAAAAAGATTCAACAATCAGGATTTATACTGATAAAAAAACTTATGACGAGGTTCCCGGATTTTCTATCTGGGGCGGTATGTGGGGCAACTCTGGTAGGATTCAACCTCTAGATGAAGATAATGCCCCCAAAAAGCAATCTCGCTACATTGAGGATAAATCTGAAATACCTTTCTAATGATAGAGCCAGTTTTTCCAAGCAATCCTTACGAGGGTCAAATCTTTTATCACGCTGATACTGAAAAGACTTATGAATGTGTTTTTAGAGACCCTTTAGATCGCATGATTAATAGGCAAATGAAACATTATGTTTGGTGCGATATATCAGACGATTATTGAGGCATCAGGGTGTTTCTTGGACGAATTTCCCCCTGTGTAAGTCCTCAATCCCTACCAAACAAAATATATTTAAGGCGCTTCAGTAGAGGCGCTTTTTTTTTTATGTGTCGGCGGCGGTCATAATGTATTAGCATTTCTTGCTGGCTACACATTATTTCCAAGGCACTTGCGATAAAGTCAGATTGTTTTGCATTTGACCGTAAAAGTTCCTCGGTCATTTTTTTCAACTCATCAATATTTTTTGATGAACGTATGTCTTTAACAAGGCTTTCAATGTAGAACTCACGTTCTAAACTGGGGCTAGATGTCAAGACGTTAATAAGGCTTTTCATTGTTCTTTAGGCCATAAGTTAACCTCGATATATTCAACGATTTTGTCATCTATAGTATTGTCTGTAGATTTTACTAAGGCTTTCAAAAGGTCAAGAATTAACTTTTTTACTGCATTAGTTTTGCAGAAAGTTAACAGTATAGGTTTTAAAATACGAATCATGGTAATTATGGCAGTACTTCCCAAACATATCGCTTTTTGCTAGATTTAGCCCATACCTCGCAAAACAATGGAAGAACAGGAAGAAAAACAAGGGTTAGGATTTATTGGCAATGCGGTACAGCTTGTCATACTCGGGTGGGCCTTGGCAGTAATTTCATATTCATACTTCGGTAATTCTACAAGGCAAATAGATACCACCTTTGCCGCCGGATTACTAAGCGCCGTGATGTCCAACTATGGCCTGAATGTCAAAAAGGCTACGGACAAAAAGAAACTTAATGGTAATGTTAAGATAGTTGACAATTCTGACTCCAAAGTAGGGGTGTCAAAAAAATGAAAAAAACTCTAGCAATCTTTTTATTATTTTTCCCTTCAGCGGCCTTTGCTGATATGACCTCAACAATTACCAGTTCGGTAAAAGTAGAAGTTATGAGTGCAGCAACAGCGGCTGACCGGGTAGGAAATAGTTATTCTGTTTCTGGTACTGGCGTTAATACAACGGACGGCACTACCGCGGGAACTCTTGGCGGTCTTGGTTCTGCTACCAACGGCGTTAATGCTTATACAAATATTACGGCAAGTCAGCTTACAAATGGCGAAAGTTTTCAATACACAGTTTCATATTTAGAAGGGGACGCAGTTCCCACCTCAGCGCCCACCACAGGAGCCGTTTCTAACTTTTCTGACCTTACATCTACAGCAGCTGGGGCAATAGGCTCAGGGGGGGCAACAATAGACAATCACGTTATTACCATAAGTGGTGGCGACCCCGGTTCTACAATTACTGGTCAGTATGTAACTACTTTGAGTGTTGATTAATGACAAATGAAAAAGTTTTGGTTGTTAATATTTTTTTATGTTTTACCCGCGTATAGTCAGCCAATTGTCCCTAACTTCGTTACCGGGACGATGTCAAGCACCACGAATACAACTACAAGCATCACAGAAACCATTACATCGAAGGATTATAAAACTGGATACGAATACACCGTGTCAGGTACAGGAATCACAAATTCTGGCGGGGATATGTCGCCAGATGCAACAACGGTTAATGGTTCTTCGGGCGGGGTAACTTATACATGGACAGGCGCAGACTTAACGACAAAACCAGATTGGACATTAAACGATTCAACATCTGGGGCGGCCTTTCAATTTTCAGAAAGCTACCATGGACCCGGTCTACAAAACGTCACTACAATTACCAGACAGATAGAATCAGAAAGCGTTGTTACAAGTACCTCTGTGTTCTCGCAATAACCTTAAACCCTAGTACAGTTTTGGCAAATGCAGTTAGCCAAAGCAATAATGGCTCGGTGACGAATCAGGCCATACAAATGAACCAAGGTAATGTAATAACCAACCATTACGGCGGTGGGATTATCTGTCAGGGGCCACAGCTTGCAATCTCTCCATTTTCTACTTTTGGTGTCAACTATAGAAAGCCTTTTAATCATGTTTACCACACGCCTGTGTATGACCCAACTGATCTAGTAGGGGACTTTGACGATGATGGCAACCCCATAGGGGACGGTGTGCCAGACAATCCCGGTAATATTTTGTATTATCAAGAAAACTACTCGGGTACAAACAAAGACAGTTATGCACTTAATACAGGAATCAGCCTAACTTTTACAATCCCTCTAGACCGGCAATTGCAAAAAGAGTGTAAAAACGCTGCTAAAACTCAGATAGCGATACAAGAACAAGTACTTAAGAATAAAATGCTTGATTGGAATATTGCAAGGATAAAAGAATGTGGAAAATTAAAACAGGAAGGTATATTGATAGCAGCAGACAGCCCATTTTTTAATATTTGCAAGGATATTTATTTAGTACCAAAGGCCAATCAGGTGTTGCCACACACCCACGAAATCAAAATAAAGTAGTAAAAGGTGGTATTTCAAATAAGAACGGCCTTGCCTATTGAGTGTTAGCTGTGAGCATTAAGAGAGAGCCTAGAACCTCTCAAGGGGTCAAATCCTTTTACTAAAAATTATTTTACATCATTTTTTTTCTTGGTCAATTTTTTCACTAGATTTTTGACCAGAGGCTTCACGAGGTTAAGTAATAATGGACTACTGGCAGCGACCAAGCCAATAACAGCAGTAGATACAATAACAGAAATTTCCGGAATGAATTGATCTTTGAAAGGGACGTTTTCATAGAGGGTTATGCACTCAATCCCATCATCGCCCCTTTTATGGCCAATAACCCTTTCTAGCCTAGATTCGTTGCGAAAATCTTTAATTCTTTGATCTTTGGGACCGGGGCAATCTGGTATTACAATTTTGTCTTTCTCTTTTTTTGGTATCTCTGGCTGTTTTTGTTCTGGGGGTTTCGGTGTATCTGTATTAATTTTTTCTTCTTTTTTTTCTTCTACAATAGTCAGTTCCCGAGGGTTGTAATCAATTGGCGTATAAGATGGCAACTCCCCGGTAGGGCAACTAAAGTAAGCACCGCTGGGGTCATCTTCTATTATCGCTGTATTTTTTACTGAACTATCTCTATGTGTTTTGACGCACCCGGGTAAATTAATATTTGGCAAAGGTACATTAAGTACTTGGTATGGATTTCCTTCTATCGTTGGTATTGTAGGTAGTTGGATTGTTTTTATCTGAGGTATTACAATCTCAGGAACTTCCATTTATTTTGTTGGCAAAGGAAACGGCGCTGTAGTTTTTGGCATTGAGTTTTCTAAAACTTTTGGCATAAGTCCCTGCACGTTGCCTAATATTTCATTCATAACCCTAGTTTTGAATTGTTCTGATGTTACATACCTGTAACCGAAATAGGCTGTACCAGTCATAGAAGCTACCATAATGAAAGATACGATACTTAAAGCGTTTGCGATTTTTTGAAACATGATTAAAGAAATTTTGGCTAAGTTGGCTATGCCTTTGACTTTGATGACACTTTTTCTGATTCTTGGCTTAATGCCTTTATATCTGATGGCTGGTCTGATCCGGGTTCAGTTTCAAGAATCTGCTGTTCGAGAATCTTCATTGCCCCATTAATTTCAATCATAGCAACTTGTAAGTTTTGTCTTTCTTGTTTAAGTTGTTGTAGTTTTTCTTTAAGATTCATAATTTAATAAAGTTTTTTACCAGCAGTAATAGCAGCATCTATATCTGTAAAATCTTCTGTTGTCCAGATAGATGTTGTACCATCAAGTTTTTTGTAAGCCTTGATAATTTCAAGATGTTCTACATTTCTCTGAATCATTGATTTCCATTCAGTTTCAGTATCAGTAGATTTTGTTCTTGTTGTATAAGCTGAATAGCTTGCGTCTTTGTTAATCAGAGTGACGCTATCGCCAGCACTCTTAAAAATCGTTGCGATTTCATCTGAAGTTTTTTCTTGCATAATAAAAATTAGATTACTTTAAGTTTACCCTGCTTCGAGGGCTGTGACTTTTGCGGATAACTCTTTAACAGCATTAACTAATGCCCATAATATTGGGTCAGTACTAACTGTTTTTGCTCCTCTATCACTTACTTCAATACATTCTGGTAAAATCTGTTCGATTTCTTGTGCTATAACCCCTGTTTGTATTTCGCCTTCTTTACCTTTACCAATAACCACTTGAAATGGTGCATCTGCTAAAGGGAATTCTGACATATCTATTTCATCTTCAGTTCGATATAAAAAGTTAGTTACTCTCATTTGATTTACCTCTGCAAGTCCTTTTGTATTATCAACAATATCTTTCTTTAAACGTCTATCAGAGGTAGTAGTCCAAGAAGAACTATTGTTACCCTGAGTACAGGCTCCATTGCCATCACCATGTAACCAAACCGCTGCATTTGCAGCAGCAACATTATCTCTTGCGATATAACACTGATTATCTCCACCAATAATCAAACCACGACCAGCAGAATTACCAAGACAAACATTATTAGCACCATTTTGAATACTTGAGCCAGCCCTTCTTCCTATTAAAGTATTACGACTACCAACTGTAATTGCTTGACCAGCAGCATTATTATTACCTTGTTCACCTCCTCCAACGCAAGTATTTTCTGAACCAGTAGTAACACTCATTAAACAACCACTACCCACTGCCACATTTTGATTTGCAGTTGTGCAATTAAGACTAGATTCTTCCCCTACAGATACATTATTTTGACCAGTGGTACAATCTCGCAGAGATTCTTTACCAACGGCTGTGTTAGCAGACGCAGTTGTATTTTTATCAAGTGCTAAAGCGCCTATTGCCGTATTGCTTGATCCTGTCGTGTTGTCACCGAGTGCGTTAATACCTACAGCAGTGTTTTGATTACCTGTCTGATGACTTATCATGGCTCTATGTCCAATGGCAACATTAGAATAACCAGAAGTGTTAGTTTGACCACACTGATGTCCTATCCAAACATTATCTGAACCAGTTGTGTTATAACCAGCCTGATTTCCTATAGCTAATTGTTGTGTTAATGCAGTTCCTTGGTTGAGTGCTTGATAACCAATAGCAATACTGTCATTACCGCTTGTGATATTTCTTAAAGCACCACTACCAATAGCAACCATATTATTAGATGCAGTAGTATTTTTTGCAGCATCTGAACCTATTGCTGTGTTGTCAGCACCTGTTGTAATTGCACCAAGAGTTTCTTGTCCGATGCCTATATTATTTGATCCTGTTGTATTATTCCTCAATGCTTCTTTTCCAAATGCACAATTATTATTGGCCGTAGTGTTATCTTCTAAAGCTGAAAGTCCGACCGCAGTGTTTCCAGCCCCGGTTGTGTTTACTGTCAATGCACCTTTTCCAATGGCGGTATTATTATTTGCCGTAGTATTTGCGTCTAGAGCCAAAGCGCCTAGAGCGGTGTTTGAAGCGCCGGTCGTATTATCCTGTAATGCAGATTTTCCAATAGCAGTATTAAAATTAGCTGTCGTATTGTCTCTTAATGCTTCATGACCTAGAGCCGTGTTCTGTTGTCCAGTTGTGTTATCTTGCATAGAAGATGATCCAACAGATGTATTTGCTAATCCTGTTGTATTATTCAATTGAGATTGATAACCTACAGCAGTGTTTCTATCACCTGTTGTGTTTGCATCTAGTGATTCGTAGCCTATCGCAGTGTTGCCAGTTGCTGTCGTGTTATTTTGTAACGCTTGGAATCCCACTGCAACGTTATTGCTTCCAGTAGTATTATCTTTTAATGATTCTTTACCTACAGCAGTGTTATCATTTCCAGTAGAATTTGAAGTCAAAGATTCGTAGCCAATTGCTACACAATCAATACCTGTTGTACTTGCATCTAGAGAAGAATAACCAACAGCAGTATTCCTACTACCAGTTGTGTTTGCTCCCATAGAATTATAACCTAGTGCTGTGTTGCCATCTGCCGTAGTATTTGCGTCTAAGGCTTGAGATCCTACGGCTGTGTTTTGAGTACCAGTTGAATTAAGTTTTAATGCTTCATGTCCACAAGCGGTATTTTCAGACGCTGTATTAGCTCGTAATGAATCTTTTCCAATTGCTGTGTTGTTAGATGTAGTTGTGTTAGTTTTTAAAGCATCAACACCTACAGCAGTATTAGAACTTCCTGTTGTATTGAGTTTCATGGACTCAAGACCTACAGATGTGTTACTTGATCCAGAAGTAAGCGTTGTCAGTGCTTCTTTACCAATAGCAGTATTACTTCCACCAGAAACAGAAGCATCTAAGGCACTTTCTCCAAGAACAGTGTTACCAGCAACAGAGTTTGCACCTTTACCGACAGTAACAGAATTTATTGTTGCATCAGCAGAAGAAGTTATACCACCAGAAAGTGTTCTTAAATCAATCCAGTCATCATCTGCTGAATTACGCATTTTTAAAAGATTATTACTTGTATCAGCCCACAACATATACGCAGCGGTGGTACTAGGAGCAGAACCAGAACTGTTGTTTGTTAATATCGCTTGTAATGCATTATTTAAATCTGATCTCACGTTCGCGCCAGTACTATTGTCAATAACGTAATCGTGGGTAGCCATTTCCTAACTCAAAAATTTATTTCAGTATATACCAAATAATACCTAACTACCACGCCCAAAACCAATAGCAGTATATTTGAAATTTCTATTTACATTACTTCCACCATTTTTTATGTCAATATCAAAGCCTGTACCGGAGATATTAGACAAGAAAAACTCGTCCCCGGTAGTCATGTTTTCTATTGTTATACCAATCGTAGGCAAAGCAGAACCGGCAGAGACACTTGTACCACTTGATCCGGTAAAGAATGAATTTGCAAAAGTAACAGATTTTGTGGAAGTTGTAGAGGCTATAGCGGTATTTACTGTTTCTGTTCTTCTTTCTAACTCTGCCGTATATCCTAGCTGGTCAATCTCTATACTTTGTGCGGGGTCGTCAGAGTCCATTTCACACCTAAATTTAAAACCTCTTGCTATAAAAGTACCATTTGCAAAGGTATTAAACGCAGAAAATTCAGAACTCAAAGTACAATTACCGCTAGTTGTCTGACTAGAAGCCGCAGTTACCGTAAAAGTATTAGTTGCTTTTGTTTTAATTTCGTAGTTTCCGTTTACACCGTTGCCACTTGTGAAAGTGATTTCTATAAAACTACCTATTGCAAAACCGTGGGAGTTTTTTGTTATTGTAATCGTTGTCCCGGATTGTGAATAAGTGGCTGAAGATGTTGCGTTAGGGTCAGAATCTGTAGTTGCTACTAGGAGTTTGGCGTTAACATCGAATGCGGTGGCTCCATCGAAATCAGACCAAGTATCTATGTTGCCTGTTCTTTTGTCGATAAGATCATTTGGATAAAAACCTTGTGTAACAAAATGCCTTTTTAGACGTAGGGGTTGTTTTGAACCGAGGTCTAATTTATTTGCAAAATCATAACTACCCCCAGTTATATCAACCGCGCCCAAGAAATCAAAATCAGCGATACTATCAAAATCAGCTACGCCATCTAATAATTCAAGAGAACCAAGAACCAAACCATTAACGTCATCACTAAAAAAACAATCAACTTTTGTGCCGGCAAAAGGTGGGCTGTCTGTATCTTCTCTATCAACAAATACTGCTAACTTTGGCTGTGGGTCAGGTGTTGTAACAACTACTGATGTCTCCCCGCTACTTAAGCGACCCCCATCATCGCGGAATTTTAAAATATACTCTCCATCTACGGCTGGGACTAAAGTCTCAGAAACCATACCGGGTAAGGCGGGAATAATATCAACAGAGTTTGTAAAAGTTCCAGAACCATCTACAAGATTGCTATGCCTGACGACCACGTTTCCACCGTGGGTGACATCAATGTCTGTGGCTTTGTCGAAACGAAGCCTAATAAACTGATCTGAAACAGGCTCTACAAGAAGTCCTGTTACGTCCTGTGGTAATGCAGTTTTTCCAACAGCTTCAAATGTTAAATCAGTAGATGTTGCAGAAAGTTGTGCTTGTACGTTATAGCTAAAAATTTGTATTTCATAAGTACCTTTTTGACTATTCAAAATCTCAAAATCTGGCCTTGATACCCTTTCCGTTACATAGTTTCCATTTTCAAAACGATAATTAACCTGATATTCAATAACACCTACAATCGGTTGCCAACTTATAATAATTTTTGAAACCGCTTGATTATTGATCGGCACAATCTTTTCAACAGCAACAAGTCCGCTAGGTGGATTGGATAGTTGATTAAGAATAGATACGTTCCGTGCGGGTAATGCCGAGCCATCTTCAATAAAATCATATTTACCGGGTACGTACGACAAAGCGGTTATTGCGTAGTTTATACCGTCTTGCTCTTCAATGGTTATGACCCTAAATTTTTGAGATTCTACTGTTACGTTCGAGATAACCCAGATTGTGTTTACATTAGGTGTTTGAGAAAAAGCAGTGCTTACAGTAACTGTACCGTTTGAAACACTAGAAATTGTTCTACTTTCAACCGATCCATCAGGCAAAATAATTGATAATGTAGCGTCCCCAACTGGATTACCCGAAGCATCTACAGCAAAATCAGTAGCCTCAGTATCATCTACAGTAACAACTGTTGTTGAAGTAACTGTTTTTAATCTTCCTCCACGCCTTAACCCTGCTCTAACTGGGTCATTGATTTCAATTATTGAACCCGGTCTTACAATCACACCTCCATCAATCGAAGTAGAAAAACTTACAATTTCACTCTCATTCTGTTCAGCAAAAAGAATCGCCCTTCCAAGACGCGCTGCTTGCCCTCTGGACGTACAAGCAAAAGCCTTTACCTGTTTCACTATCGTACCGAGTTTTGTTATAGCTGTTGCGTCCTCGACTACCTCATAATCAATCTCTTGACTGTCCATATTGAAATATGAAACAGAAACCACGCTGTGTCTTTGCTTTAAACTACTACCGGAATAGCTGAAACCATCATCAGTTACGTTGCTTAAGTTGAACAAATAACTTGCGTCTTTCGGAGAATCCTGAGTAATCGTAATAGTTCCCGCCGACCAGATCGGCATACACCGCATAACACCGGCAAGTTCATTTATAAGATCAAAGGCTTCACTAGCAGTTTGTATATTTACGTTGCATGAAAATCTTGCCTCCTCTCCACCAAAACCATCATCTACAAGAGTATTTGCATATTTTGAGGCTGTTACGAAAGAGAATAAATCTAAAGTACTGTCTGAAACATGATCTCCAAAACCATACCGGGTATCTGTTAACAAATCGAGTAACACCATTGCGGGGCATGAAGTCCAAACAGCAGCACCCATAACGCCGTTAAAAATATAGCCATCTGGATAAATTATTCTCCCGGTAGCGGTGTCTACTGACGGCGTACCAGAACCAGAAGCGCCAGCACCCGGAATCCTTACCTTGATTCCTCTTATGCGATATTTTCGCCTTGGTATAGAACTGAATTGTTGTGAATCAAGACGTATCGAGTTATAAGCAGAGTTTGCGTATGTACTTGCATCGTCAATTATTTCTGCAAAACTTGTCCATTGAAAAGAATCAATCAAAGAAGTATCTGTACTATCCTCCGTAATCCTTGAAACTCTTATATCTACTGGAAAACTACCAGTAAGTGCAACTGAAAAATCTTTTTGGTATGTGTCGGCGGTTCTTCCAGTAACGGTATCTGTGTGAACGTCAGTAAAACCACCACTATTGTATTGAACACTAATCTTAAACTGCACTGTAGAACCAAGCAAATCACCCTCGGTGGTTGCTTTTTGGATTTGCGGGAATGATATTGTAACCTTTACCCGGTCAACATTTGTATTTGTTATTTGTCTGGTAACTGGTGTTGCAGCAGTGACCGTCACACCAACTGGGGTTATAGAAGAAGAACTTTCAATACCATCAATTTTTGTTTGATCTGCTGTACCAAAACGTGATGAAAAAGTCACATCTTGAAAATTAAAATCTGTTGTTGCTGGACTACTTGAACTAGCTGTTGCTTTTAAAATGGGTGTATCGTTAAGAAAAACGTCTTTCAAATAAGCATTTGTATACGCCGTTGATGTACGGTCTGTAATACCTTCTTTAGATGCACTCGCTGAACCCTCTATTTCTCCCTCAGAAACTAGGTCTAGAAATGTAGCAAACTGCTTGCTGTGCAGCGTATCCGGTGTTCTTGTCGGTTGTCTTGGGGGTGGTGGGGAACCTCCTCCACCAGCACCGCGTATAATTTTTCTTTTATCGGTCATACTTGTACTTGCTCCGTATCAACGCCACCAGAAATTACAACAGACCCGGTGAAAATCTCCCCATAAACAATGGGAACAGGTGTACCCGCCCTGCTAGTTTGCTGCGTCCCGCTAAAACTGAAAGATATTCGCGGGTCTTGCTCAGAACTAAACTCGGGCATTTTTGGTACAGGAAATAACATACCACTTACACCACTTAGCACCAAAGAAGCACCAATAGCACTTGCAGCAGTACCGATACCGGCATATAAACCAGCGTTGGCTATGGGGCCACCAAAAACACCAAAGGCTGTATTACCAAATAAACCACCGCCGGGCATCATTAAACTAAAACCTATCAGCGCAGCACCTAACAAAACTTTTCCAAAATTACCACCAGCACCAGAAATGACAGGTACAAACTTTATATCAGATTGGCCTACTGGGTAATGTAGTTCCTCGGCTATGACCTCTTGTTTATCAACCAAAACTTTGTAATATCTGTTTGCCATATGCGCTTCAATTTGCGGAAAATTATTAACAAGAAACGATACGGCCTGTGCAGTTGTCGATACTTCAACATCAAATTCTTTGTGTCCTACAAACTCTGCCAACTCTCCGTATAATTTAACTTTTCGCATAACGTAACCTCTTGCCGGTACATTTTAACAACCAAGGGTTGTATGGTTCTTTACAAGATAGTCTATCTGCTAAGTGATGTAAAACCATATCTCCTAAAAAAATTGCCACATGATTCAAACCATTTGCACCAATAGACATAAAAAGTAGGTCGCCTTTTTGTAGTTTCTCTTCTTGCCTAAGTTCGCGAAAACCAGTTCTCCAAGCACAACTTTCAAACATTGGATTTTTAAGAAAATCCTCTGGTGTTAAAGGTCTTTCCCAATCTCTTAAATTAATATTCATTTCTTCTTTATACCAATCCCTTACAAGTGACCAGCAATCTGTTACGCCCCAAACCCAAGGTCTACCAATAATAGGTGCTTTATACCCACTAGGTTCATAGAACCCCCATGTTTCTGTTTTTGGGTTAACAATGTACCAAGGCAAACCGCTGTTCTCACAACTTAGTTTATCTGCCTCTGAAGCTGCTGCGGGTGTTGTTGGGTGACTATGAACTATCCCGGTTATTTGTCCGGCCTCATCAGCTTTTACATAATCCTCTGGGTCTAAAATAAAACATTGATGAGCAGTTAAAGCAAGATTTCTACAAGGAAAATATGTCTCTTTGCCTTTGATATTTAATAAAAGTCCTACAGATTCCTTTGGGTCCTCCTCTTTTGCATGAGCAAGTGCCTGATCTTTCCAAGTCATACAGTAACTAATCCGATTGAAGGAAACTCTTTTCTAGTACATTGTCTTTTTGGTGCGCGTACGCCCGCCATATCTGAGGGCGTTGCTAACTCAAAAGTTACAATTTCCCTATTTTCTTGTGATTTTCTATCAATCAAATAAATTTCTTGCGGAAATTCTGCTGTTGCATCGGGTGTACCGTATGGATTAACACCCCCTGCGAAGTTAACAGCGTCTAAAAATTTTGCAAGCGTCCTGATTCTCGTAACGGTTGCCCCGGTCAAGTCATTACCAGTTGTAGTTGCATTAACAGTTAAAAGTATTGAAGTGATAGTGCCAAGGGCATTACTAACCGTTAGTGTTGGTCGGGGTAATTGACCCTTTTGGTATTTAAAACCAGTTGCCTCAACAGGAAATCTTAGATAACTATTACCTGCCCATACTATTTCGCCGTTTGAATTTAAACTGCTACCAGCGTGGAAACGATATGTTGAGGCTGAACCATGTAGTGCCGCTGTAGTTGTTAATGTGAAAAGTTCTATTATTGAACTTGGGTTGATATTTTGTAGATCGCTAACAATAGCTGCTGTACTCACGGCTCAAACACCTCCCGGAAAGTAGCGTTGATTGTGGCTCTGTTCAAATATGGTATTGTTTTTGTCCAGCTTTCACAAACAAATTGTCCAGCACCAGAAACTGTGACCGATACGTTGCCACTATTTGTAGCGCTAGATGCAGCCACAACGGTAAAGGTATTTGCATCAGCAGCCGTTGCAACAACAAATGTTCCATCAGTTGCGGAACCACTTGTATAATCAATCGTTACCTCTTCTCCTATTGCAATGCCATGGTTGGTAATAGTGATTGTGACAGTTGTACCAGATTGTGAATATGTACCTGTTTTTGTAAAACCTTCGCCCGGTGGAGTAAATGTAAAACTAGCTGAATCATTTGCCCTACTATCTAAAAATGCCTCAATTACATCTGCATCTGTTTCAGAAACTTCAAACCTCAATGAATAAATTTTTGGATTTTGATGACTTGCTAGGCCAAATAATATCCTGTGTTCGTAGCCATCGCCGAAACGTATTGTACGAGTTGCTGGGGCGCTTCGTTTTGAGATTCCGTATTGTGGTGTGATCGAGGGAAAAGTAGCCATTATGCAAGTAAACCTCCGGGGCGTTTTTGATTAACTAGTTCTGCTTGTATTGC